TCACCCTTTACTTTGCCTTCAAAATTATCTGAAGTAACTGTGTAGCTCATTTTTCTCCCTATCCCCAAATTGTGATGCGGTAACGATATGAAAGGAATTCAATATCACCTGATGCGTAACTACCTGCCTCGGCTGAAGTAACCCGCAAGGTATTGCAGGCACCGCCAAGAGTTCGATCCGATTCAATCGCTTGCTTGATTGAGTAATCCCCTGAACCTGCCAGGTACTTATCAAGTTCATTTTGGCCAGTGCGCTCGCTAAGGCGTTGTACCAAAACTATTACATCTAGGTTTGCCTGATCCAAGCCACGGGCGTTGTTCAGGTCAAAAGTGAAATCCAATTGGCCAACAATGGCTGCAGGGGCAACTGCCGGTGTAGGTATGAGTTCATACACCCGAATACCCTTAATAGCCTCTAGATTGGCTTTTAAGCCGTTTCTAACCTCGCTAGGTATCATTACTTAGCCAAGCCATTATTACGGCGCATTGGGCGCAGTAGAGCCTCAACATCGGCATCTAGCTTTGCAGCCAATCGAACTGTTCCAATATCGGTTGAACCGGCAATCCCAAATGGTGATTGATTACGCAGGAACAGGCGGGAAGCCTGAATCTTTGCAGCCGTTTTTACTTCAAAAGGAACGCTAGACCAACCAAAAATACCTTTAACGCGTACTGATTGAGGCAGGTACGCAGGGAAAACATAAGAACCTACCGCAAGGATACGGCTTAATGGCCAACCGCGTGAAGGATTATTGACCGGTTCAACCATTCGATCTGTTGCAGTCCATACAGTGTTGTAATTCTGATCAAAGTTATCATCTGTTGCAATCTCGCTAATGCTCACAAAATCATCTGTAGGCAAAATAAAGAAATTTTCAGGTGTGTAATAACGGGTTGCAGGGCTACCTTGGGTGCCATCTGTATAAAAGAAACGGCCACAATAATCATCAATTTGGCGGCTTGCAGTAGCAATGGCAATCTCAATAGCAGCATTTTCCATTGAATCTTCAATGTTCAAAGCTGATTTTACATCATTAAGCGTTGTGTAGCCGTTAGTGATTGCCACGCTTTATTCTCGTTTCTACTTTGGGAATCATTGCGCGTTCCAGTTCAGGAACGGCGGTAGTAGTTTCCTTTGATTTTACCTTAATTCTTAAAATTCTTTTTATGCGTTCCATATATCGTGCTGCCTATCATCTAGCCAATAGTTCTTGGAGTGAGGCAATATCGCGCCTGTGTGAGCGTAGATAGGAAAGCCAAGTGATCTAACGCGCCGGCAAAACTGTAAATCCTCGCCAATCCAATTTCCGTAAATCGGGCCATCCCAAAACCAACACCAATCTTGCCCCTGGTGTTCATCGGCTTCATCGCGCATTTTCTCTAACACGCTGCGATGAATTAAAAGGCAACCCGTTCCTGCTGCATCAACTTGAAACAATGAATCTTTATCATATTTATTAAGTGGCAAAAAGCCTTCAGGTGCATCTTGAAAGATTGTTGGCACTGGTTGAGGATATGGATAACCTGTTTCAAAACTTGCAAATACTAATCCCGCCACAATCGGGCGTTCTTTTTCGTGAGCCGCTTCAACTAATTTATCAAAACTAGAAACAGGCAATTGCTCATCTGAATCCATCATCAAAAGCCAATCAGATTTGGTTTCTAGGAATTGCTTAACCAACCGATTGCGTTGCTTTGATAAAAGCCCTGAACCCTTGATTCGCACAAAGGGGCCTAATCGAGATGCCCTAGATTGAGTGAGTTGAATCAAGCTAAATGCAAACCCGCCATCAACAGTGCCTGGATCACAACTACCAATTGAAACTTTATGTGCGCTTTTCATAATCCCCCGATTAATTGAGAAGTAAAGGTTGGGCTAGTTGGGGGAAACTAACCCAACCTTTACAATTTTTAACTCTCTAAATTAGAAAGTTGGTGCTACCAAACCGGTGCCTGAAATGATTGAGGCAGCGAGTGGATAACGCTCTGCAGAGAAGGCTCCAAAGCCGTAAACAACAGATTTGATTGTGAGAGATGAAGCACCAGTTGCATCAAATGAAAGTGCAAATGGTGATCCTGGCTGCTCCCAAAGGTGCATTTCTGGTGCTGCAACGCAGTAAATCTGATCTTGGTTTGTTGCCGCACCTAGATTAGTTACAACATTTGCATCCGCAATGATTGGCAAGCCCATCATTGAGTAACCTGAGTTGCCGTATCCAACTACGCCTGCACCTGCTGCAGTTGCGTTCATTGGGCCATTTGCAGTTGGAACTACTAATGGGCGGCCTGTTGTGTCCACTGCTGCTAGCAAGAAAGCTAGGCGGCGTGGGTGCATAATCCAGTGTGTTGGTGTTTCAAACACATTGCTCTGAATCTGTTGAATTGCATCAGCCAACTTTGGATATAGCAAAGCAACTGTTGGTGTTGTTGCAGTGAAAGTGATTGCATTTCCACCTGAATTTTGGATTCCCTTGAACTGGCCGTTTGAGCCTGTTCCATTTAGAACCTGGTTATCAAGTGTTGTGTGCCATCCACGAATGAGATCGGCAACAACGAATGTATCAATTCCTGTACCGCGCTCAATTGCTTGGCGTGAGAGGTCCTGTTGTCCAGCAATAGTGCGTACTGGAATTGAGAGCAGGGTATCATCGGCATCAGTTTCTGATACTGCAGTGTTCTGAGTTTCCTGAACTGCAGTTGATGTGCCAGTGGTCATACGGCTAATTTCTAGCGACATTCCAGCAGCAGGTAGTGTGTGCTTTGCGGTTGCAAAGTCTGCAGTTGGGCGGCCTGCGCGTGCATAAGGTGCAGCGAGATCAACCAAATACTGTGGAACAACTAATCCAGCAAAGTTTGATGTACCAACATCACGGCGCTCGATTGATTCTTCCTTTGTGTGGCGTGCTAGGCGCTCTTGCGCTGCATAATCTCCACGGATCTGAGCGTTGAAAACATCCTTAACGAATGAAATTTCAGCTTCAGGGTTGTATGTGCGTACTTCGCGTGTAACTGTTGCTCCACCAACGCGTGGTGTAATTACTGCTGCAACAGATGAGCGCATTTCTGCAACCTTTGCATCTGCAACTGCCTGTGTTGAGAACTTTTCAATCTTTGCATCTAGTGCGCGTGCCTCTTCAACGAGAGCATCAACCTTTTCGGTTTCCTCTGCAGTAAGATCGGTGCGTGATTCTGCGGCTACTGCCTCAAGAACTGCATCCATTTCAACCTTAACTGCATCACGGCGCTCAAGAGCAATATCAAGATAAGACTTAGACATTGTTCTCCTATGAGTGTTTGATTTGTGAGGTGGTGGCGATGCTCTCCACGGCGCTTTTAGGGTGTGGGATTCGCTCCGGCTTCAATCTGCTAACGCTTTGCCAGCAGAATATTATTTTGTATTGTTGATAATTGCTTTTGCTAGGCGTAGGGAAATTGAACGGCCTGCAGTAGTGTTTGAATCTGCCGATTCTAGCTCAAGTTCAGGCTCTTCAACTTCAATTTCCTCTTCAGGCTCTCCACCTGTAAGCATTGCCATCATTTCAACGGCCTTCATAATGTAATCGTGGCCTTCACTTAAATCTTCAAAAATAGTATTTAACACAACCAAAGATTCGCCTGTTACTTCACGGCCTTCCTTAATTGCTTCAATTGCACTGCGTAATGCTTCGCGTGCCTCAACACTTGTTGTTGGGTAGGCAGGATAAGTAACCACTGAAACATCTCCATCTGCTAGTGAAACTTCAGTAAGAGTGCGAACTGAACGATCATCATTCCACTTTTGGCGAATAACTCGGAAAGCAAAACTCATTTGATCAACATCCCCGCGCTCAACCAACTTATACAAATCACGGCCTTCATTTGTATCTGCAATCACTGCATCCATAAATAGGCCACGCTCATCTTCAGTGAGTGTGAGAGTTCCATTCTTAGTGCGAGCCAAAGGCAAACCTTCGTGATTTATGAGAAGGCGTACATCCGGTGTTTCGCTCAAAGTCTTGCGAAATGCACCAGGGGCGATTGTTTCTTTGAAAGGTAGGGGAACACTTGCATCATTGAATACTGCAGCGTACCCGCGTAAGCGCATTGTTCCATCTTCAGTTTGGCGTGCCTCAACATCTTTAACTGTAAAAGTACGGCGTTCGATTTTTTTGCTCATTTTGCTCCTTGAATCGGCTTCAGCATCTAGTGCATCTATCTTGCTTTGCGCCCAGTTTTGCGCTCTATCACTGAAATTGGAATCTCCACCCCACAACAACCAGGCAACTAAACCTGCACCTGGATATTCGGGATCTGATGGATTGCTATTTTTTGGTGCTTGCCCATCTACTTTATGGCGGGCAAACCAGGGTGCCATCTTGCGAACTTTGTTATCAGATACATTTCCTGCGGCCATCTCGCGTGCTTCACGCTTTGTGCCTTCAGTTAATCCATCTCCCCCAAAGCCTTCATCTAGATATTGCAAACCGCGTGCTGCGTTATCTCGAATATATTGAGGAACATCTAGGTTAACTGCTCGGACTTCCCCGCCTGGTTCCATATCTTCACTGATTGATACGGCAACCATCTGATCTATTGCATCTTGCTTATTATCGTGGCAAGAAAGGGTTGTATATGAGCCATCAGATTCTTGTTTAACTGTTGCCCATCCAGCGCAATCGCCCTGTTTATCAGAAATAAAATAAGGCATTACTTAACCTCATAGGCTGCTGCAGGATCTGCAGGATCAATAGTTGCAATCTGCTGTAATTGACTTGAAGGCAATCCGGTGTGCTTCATATCAGGCAAGCCAACTGCCTTAGTTACTGCTGCAGGATCAAAACCAACTTGAATCAAGGCAGCAGCAATTTCGGTGCGTAGCTTGAGGCCAACATCCTTGGCATCAGTTGCATCAATGTTTTGTAGTGGAACGCGGTACTCATCTCCACTTTCAATTGGTGCCATATCCTCGTAAGAGTGAACATCATTGATTGAAAGGAAACCTTCACGCAATCCCTTTGTGTAAGCATCGTAACGCTCAATTGTTGTTCCACGCAGTAGGGCATCAAGGTTAAAACGGATGAATCCATCAGGTTCAGGTAGCAATGTTGATAGTGATTGCTCAATTCTTTCCAAGATTGGGCGCAATGAGTGCTGCACAAATGAAAGGTTTTGGGCTTCAACAGAGGCAAAAGACATTGCACCGGCAACAGGATGGCCTAGCAATGAGAGTGGAACGCGGAAAATACGGGCGATTTCTTCGACTGAGAAACGGCGTGTATCCAAAAGTTGAGCATCATTTGCATTAATTGTTAGTGGAGAGAATGAAGCGCCACCTGAAAGGATGCCAATTTTGCCTGCTCGGTATGGGCCAGTATGGCTAATATTCCAATCACGGCCAATATCTGCTGCCTGCTCTTCAGTAAGTTCACCTGGAACTGTAATAACGCCACCTGGATTAGCAGCGTTACCAAAGTATGAAGCGGCATAAGTATCCGCAGCCATCGCTGAACCAATTGTTGTACGGCAAGCCGCAATTGGGCTTAACCCGTAGCGTTGCCCTGGCAAACGGAAATCAGGGATGTGCATAATCTCGCGGCCATCAAGAATTTGCTCATAGGTTCCCCCGCCTTCAAGGCGAATCTTTACATAGTAAACCAAAGGTTCACCTGGGGCAGTACGCTCAATCCGAACATAACGCGGATCAATAACATATAACTCTTTTACATCGCCCATATCATCACGCACTGTGAGGATGTAAGCGTTGCCTTCAAGTTTGAATGAAGTAACAATCTGCTCATAAAACTCAAGGCGTGTTGTTTCAGGATTTGGGCGATTAACCCAATCAGGTTGGCTTCCATAAACTGTTGCATAAGGCAAGCGATTACGGCCACGGCGCACATAAGCGGCAACCGGTAATGAGCTAACTGTATCTGCAAGCAAGCGAACGCAGGCATAAACAGTGGACATACGAATTGCAGTTTCAGAATCAACAACAACACCTGCCATTGTTTCAAATGCAGGGCGGCCTGGAATCAATGGTTCAATATATTGATTGTTAGCACGCTTTTCGCCTGATGCGTTGTTAAGGCGCTTAGATAAACTCATTAGTTAGCCTTTTCTGTTAACCATACTAGAAAACTACCGCAAACAATTAAAGCAATAGGAACTGAAATCATTGCAAGCCCAGTTGTAACCAGTGTTACCCCAACAATTTCTACTGTAACTGCTAGATCAATCTTTTTCATTTTGCTCCCTATACCTGAATTGAAAAGAATCTTGCCACCGGTGCAGGTGGTTCAGCCGGTTGTGTCGCTCGGTCATAGCCAAAGATTGATGCAACTGCAGCATCCACCTTGCGCCTACTACTAGCTTTGGCAACCATAACACCCCTACTTGATTGTTTTGTTACGCAGTTGGCTATGTGTCGCGCAAGCCTTTCATCTCCATCGTGTGTAAATGATTCATTCACAACGGCTTCATAAAACTTTTGTGTTGCCGGCACCATATTTTGCGCTGAGTTGGGATAGGAAACTACAGGCAAACCCTCTTCATCCAAAACCATAAAGGTACGCTGCCAACGCGCAGGATCGAAAACAATTTCCTTAACATTGAAGCGTTCATCTCGGTAGGTATCAATAATTGTTTGCTCAACCTCGGCAACGGGTATGTGCCAACCTTGTTCAGCATCATCAGGGCGTTCCCACAAGCCAACAACCATAAGATGTGGCTTATCTCCACCCAATAACCAGGCAACTAGCGCGGTTGAGTCATTGGAAAACGCACCATCAAAGGCAAGAATTACATCCTCACCGGCTTCAGGGAATCTATCCTTATCGGCTAGTGCTTCCCAAGCGCCTGTTGGTAGCCAAGCAACTGAAGTATTTACGAAACAGTTGAGGCGCTTTGTACGAAATTCAGCTTCAGGTGTACGCAAAACTGCGCTTTGCATTTCCTCTGCATCGAGCAAATCGTTATATCCGGGATTTGCTTCAAGCCAAAGTGATTGATCCCGGTGATCGCCTTCAGGCGTTGTTGGCTCCCACCACGAAAAGAAAAATGAAGGATCCTTGATTTCACCCTTAACAACCTTTTGGCCGTATTGGTAAAGCGAATAGCAAAGAGAATCTTGGCCATTGCTTTGAGTCTTTACACCTGCAGTTGTGATGCCCAGGAGAAGCGAATCAGCACGCGCACCACCTGCAAGTGAAAGCACATTCCAAAGTTCCCAAGATGGTTGAGCGTGAACTTCATCAAAGATTACTAGCGGTGAAGGGTTCAAACCCTCTTTTGAGTAAGCCTCTGCAGATAGTACGCGGTAAACGCTACCCTTATCTTTGAACTCAATGGCATCGCGGTACAAAGTGAACATTGAAGATAACTCTTCATCTAGCTCAATCATTCGCTTGGCAGTGCCAAAAACAATTCTTGCCTGATCTCTATCAGCAGCACAAGAATAAATTTCAGATCCATTGCCGCCCATTGTTAAACCGGCCAAGCCCATTGAAGCGGCTAGTGCGCTCTTTCCATTCTTCCGGCTCATCCCGATTAGGGCGGTGCGGTGGAGAAACCTGCCATCTTCACGGCGGGCTAAGGTATGGCGCAGTAACTCTTTTTGCCAGGGGCGCAGTTGCAATAACTTGCCGGCAGGTGAGGCCACTGAATCTTTGGTTACTCTACAAACGGCCTCTGCAAACTCGGCGTACAAATCGCCATCACCGCGTTCAATATCCTCAATGGGAACTTCAGTTAACCAGCGCGGTGGCCATCCTGCAATATCAGCCATTTCTCTTTTGCTCAAGCAAAGCCTCTAACTTACCTTTGGCCTTAACTTCAGCAACCCCCAACTTACTGCGATCCGTTGGCGTGAGGCCAAGCAAGGAAAGCAATTTAACAATATCGTTTTCTACAGTGTTGAGCATCCCAAACAAAGGGTTGGCGTAGGCGTAACCCTTATCTGTATAAAGCACATAATCAGATACGGCTAACTTTTCCTTTAGCTCGTATTTCTTATCCATCTTTTCGCAGAGTTCAACTAGCAACCTAGCATCAGTGTTTGCTATCCAAGGTGCCATTGCTCGAACATCTAGCCACATCTTTTGGCCTGCATCGCTAAGGTGCAAAGGCGCATCGCTCTTGATTTGAGGCAAGGCAATTACATTTTTGGAATCAGGCAATGGGCGTTGCCCAGGGTTTCCATTCTTTCGCTTTTGCTCAATTGGCTTGCGCGGTCTGCCTGCAGTCATTGTTATCCATTTCGCTTAGTAACCTACCGCCCCCGGCCAGGTTGATTGCTTTGCTTATTGGTAGGTATCCAACAACTTTATCTATCGTGTTGGCATTTGAAAAATCAGTGGTTGCTGGCATCGGTTCACTTTGCCAAACAATTTCTTGGCTTGAAAGATTCCAGGCATAAATCCCAAGCGGTGTTGAGTTTATGTAAATAGGTTGATAACCCAAAATCATTGCCTTCAAAGCTAAGGCATCAAACTTGTGTTTCTCAATTAGCAATTCGTTGTAATGCGTGCGCCTGCATTTCAGTTCGATAATCAAACCGCGCTCAACGCTTGTGCAGTCTGCGCGATCAAATGCGTATTCGCTTTTTTTCAAATCGCGTAGGTAGTTAGTTTGCAAAAACTGCAGCAGTTCAAGTTCGTTCAAACCAAAACCCCCCAACCTCAATTTCGCAGAACTCTCTGTTT